CTTTGAACAACGCCAACAAATCAAGCAGCAATTACTCACAAAAGAAAAAATGTGCATTGCTGGCAGCCGCCAGATCTTTAGTGAAGGCATCTCAATAAATTCACTTAGTTGCGTTATTCTAGCAGTTCCTATTGCAAACGATAGTTTACTAGAACAAATTGTTGGTAGAATTCAACGTGAACATGAAGACAAGTTAGTTCCTGTAGTCTTAGATATGCAATTTTCAGGTTTTATGGATAAAAAACAAAACAGAGATAGACTTGGATTTTATATGCGTAAAGGTTGGAACATTGAACTGGTATAAAAATTTACACTTGTAAATCCACACACATTATGCTATAATATATTCTTAAATCCTAAAAATGACTTTATTTTTTAACATCAATGTTTTAGTCAGAGACACTTTAGGTGATCCTGAATATATAGTAGAAGCCTTGCACAAATTTTATTGTGGCATATCTATACCAAAAAACAAGCATGAAAAGTACAAGCCATTGCAAAGATTACGGGCAGGCAGTAGTTTTTTACTAAAACCTGAACCGTTTTTTAAACACACGGGCATAGACTCGGTATATAGAGCACAGTACATTAGATTAGCTGCACTAAGAAATTATGGTTTATATAAAACCTATCAGATTAAATCTGTAGACTTAACACTATATCCTGACATTGATTTAAACAATATAAAATCAAACCCGCTTTTAATTATTGCAAACAAACAAATTAAATTTATACACGAGGAAACTTAAAAATGGCACTAAGCTTTAAGCAAACCAAAGGTCGCGCACAAAAAAGTTCAGTTGAAAGCTACGAGTACAAAGACGGTGAAAATACTGTTCGCTTAATCGGCGGTGTACTTCCACGCTACGTTTACTGGGTTAAAGGTACTAATAACAAGGACATTCCTATTGAGTGTCTTGCATTTAGTCGTGAAAAAGAAAAATTTGATAATCTAGAAAAAGATTGGGTTCCTGAGTTTCATCAAGATCTACGTTGTAGTTGGAGTTATGCAGTTAACTGTATTGATGCTAAAGATGGAAAAGTCAAAGTTCTTAACTTAAAAAAGAAATTGTTTGAACAAATTCTTACTGCAGCAGAAGATTTAGGCGATCCTACTGATCCAGAAACTGGCTGGGACGTAGTATTTCGGCGAGTAAAAACTGGTCCACTTGCATATAACGTAGAATATACGCTACAAGTATTACGTTGTAAACCACGTAAATTAACAGATCAAGAAGTAGAATTAGCAGAAAAAGCACTGCCTATTGATGAAAAATATCCTCGTGCAAATCCTGATGAAATTAAAGCACTACTTGAAAAACTACAAGCTGGCGTAGAAGAAGAGCAGTCTCAAAATGATCAAGAAGCTGTAAAAGAGCTAGGTTAAACACAAAGCCCGCTAAAGTATTAGCTTTAGCGGGCTATTTTGTCTGGTATAAAATGAACATATTATTCACAGCAGATATACACATAAAACTGGGTCAAAAAAATGTGCCAGTTGAATGGGCTAAAAATAGGTTTCAACTATTTACAGAACAACTTAAAAAAATGCAACAACATGCTGACCTAGTAGTATTAGGTGGTGACATATTTGACCGTTTACCTACTATGGACGAAGTCGAGCTATACTTTGACTTAATTTCTAGTATTGATGTAGAGTGTATAGTCTATCCTGGCAATCATGAAATGCTTAAAAAGGATACTACATTCCTAAGTTATTTAAAACGCGCTACTACTAGAATTAATCCACTAGTAACTATTGTAGATGACTTTTATATCAGACACGGTATTGACTTTGTACCCTACAATAAACTAAAAGAATTAGAAACTACAAAATATACTTTTGCAGAAAAGATTCTTTGTACTCATGTTCGCGGAGAAATTTCACCACACGTTAAACCTGAAATTGATCTTAACCTGTTAAATCGTTGGCAAAAGGTATTAGCAGGAGACTTACACAGTTATGAAAACTCACAAAGAAATATTATATATCCAGGCAGCCCTTATACTACTAGCTTTCACCGTAATGAGGTTAATACTGGAGCTATATTACTAGATTGTAATAATTTAATGCATATTTGGATGCCTTTTCAACTTCCACAGTTAATTAAGCAAACAGTAGGCGTACATGACCCTAAACCGCAAACTCAATTTCATCACACAATTTATGAAATTGAAGGTGATTTGCACGAGTTGGGACAACTTGAGGACAGCGAATTAATTGATAAAAAAGTAGTTAAACGTGCACAAGAAACTCAACTAATCCTAGATCCAGAACTTAGTTTAGGCGAAGAAGTGCGAGAATATTTAACTTATATACTACAACTTAATGAAACCGCAGTTGCTGAAACACTAAAAGAATTTTACAATTACGCGGATAAACTAGAATGATTACACTAAAACAATTAACATGGTCTAATGCTTTTAGTTATGGTTTAAACAATAAAATTGATTTTACTACTAGCCCACTTATTCAGCTTGTAGGTAAAAATGGTCATGGTAAGAGCAGTATTGCACTAATCCTAGAGGAGGTTTTATTTAATAAAAACAGCAAAGGGATTAAAAAAGGTGATATTTTAAATCGTTATATTAAAGACAAACAATATCAAATTGAATTAGTATTTAATAAAGATGGTTGTGAATATAAAATTGAAAGTAAACGAGGCGCACAACAACAAGTAAAATTATACAAAGGTCAAGAAGATATTAGCGGGCATACTGCTACTACTACTTATAAGCTAATAGAGCAATTAATAGGCATAGATCATAAAACTTTTTCACAGATTGTTTATCAATCGCACGCAGGCAGTTTAGAGTTTTTAACTAGTGCAGATACTGCTAGAAAAAAGTTTTTAATTGAATTGCTAAATTTAGGCAAATATACCCAAGCTGGAGAAGTATTTAAACAAGCAGCTGCAGAAGTAGGTAAAGACCTTACACAAGCACAAGCTAAATTAGACACTATTCAACAGTGGATTGCTAAATACAGTAAAACAAATTTTGAACCTAAAAGTTATACTCCGGTTTCCGTTTTAGACGACAGTTTAGTTGCAGAAGCTAGTAGATTATCAACTACTATTCAAGATATTGAAAAAACCAATAAAAAAATTACTCAAAATAATACCTACAAGCAATTAAAAGATAAAATTAACTTATTACCAGTACCAAATAAACCCCAAAACGATATAAGTTTATCAGTAACTAAAAAAGCTGAATACGATAAAACTATTCAAGATGCTACGCTTTTTAAAAAGAAAATGACAGCATTGCATGGAAATTGTCCTACGTGTTTACAGAATATTGATGCAGAAAAAACCAAAAATTTAATAGCAGAACAAGACGCAGTTATTTTAATAGCTAAAGCTCAGGTAGAGCGCGAAACTACAAAAATTAAAACTTACAATGAAGAATTAAATAATTGGAATATAGCACAACGTAATCAAGAAGACTGGGAAAAATATCATCAACTAATTGATACAGAACTACCAGAAAATCTATTGGATGAAGCAATATTACAAAAACAATTAAAAAATTTGCAACAACAAATAGCAAAAACAAAACAAGATATTGCTAATGCAGAAAAACACAATCAAGAAGTAAATGTTCACAATAATCGGCTAGATTTAATAAAATCACAAATAGTTGAAATGGAAGTAGAACTTAATGAGTGGACTGTAAAGGCCAATCAATTAAATGCAAAATTAAATACTATAAATACACTAGTAAAAACTTTTAGTACTACAGGATTAGTTGCCTATAAAATTGAAAATCTTGTTAAAGACCTAGAAGGCATTAGTAATGAATATCTAGGTGAATTAAGTGGCGGTAGATTTCAAATCAGTTTTCAAATTAGTGGTAGTGATAAATTAAATGTTGTAATTACCGATAATGGAATAGATATTGATATTTTAGCTCTTAGCGGAGGTGAGCGAGCCAGAGTTAATGTGGCAACATTATTAGCAATTAGAAAGCTAATGCAAAGTTTAAGTCAAAGTAGAAT